CGTCGCGCCTAAAGGCCGGTGGCGTGGCGACGGGGAAGACGCGGCGTTCCTGTCCAGCGCGTACGGGCTGGCCCCGGACATGTGGCAGGCCCAAGTGTTGGAAGACTGGCTTGCCCGGGCTGGCCGCGGCGGAAAATTTGCGTCCCTGACATGTGGGCTCAGCGTTCCCCGTCAAAATGGCAAAAATGCCATTCTTGAGATGCGCGAACTGTTCGGCATGGTCCAGTTGGGCGAAAAGTTTCTGCACACCGCCCACGAAGTCAAAACAGCCCGCAAAGCATTCATCCGGCTGGCCTCGTTTTTTGAGAACACCCGCAAATGGCCCGAACTGGCCGAGCTCGTCAAAGACATTCGGCGCACCAACGGCCAAGAGGCCATTGTGCTGACCAACGGCGGTTCGGTCGAATTCGTGGCCCGCTCCAAGGGTTCGGGTCGTGGTTTTACCGTCGATGTCTTGGTGTGCGATGAGGCCCAAGAGCTGTCCGACGACGCGTTGGAAGCGCTGATGCCGACGACGTCGGCGGCGCCGCTCGGGAATCCGCAATGGATTTTTACCGGCACCCCGCCTGGGCCGACAGCGAACGGCGAAGTGTTTACCCGCACACGCGACGATGCCCTATCCGGGAAATCCTCGAGGTTGTCGTGGCATGAATGGTCGTGCACCGGTTCGGCAGATTTAGATGACCCGTTATCGGCGTCGTCGGCCAACCCGGCGTTGGGTGGCCGGCTGCAATGGGATGTTATTCAAGGCGAACGGTCCCGCTTCTCCGATGAAGGTTTCGCGCGGGAACGGTTGGGCATGTGGGATTCGGCCGGCTCGCAACGGGTCATTTCTGCGGACTCGTGGAAAGTTGTTGCCGACGCCAACCTGGTGGACCGCGGCGACGAAGTGGCGATTGCGTTCGATGTGTCCCCGGACCGGTCGACGGCCACGATTGCGTCGGCGGCCTGGACCACCGAAGGCTTGCCCTATGTGGATGTGGTGGAGTCACGGCGCGGCGAACCCGATTGGGGTATCCAACGGTTCGTCGACATGTGCGAACGCCACCAAGTACGGGCCGTCGTCGTCGACGGGGCATCGGCGGCGTTTTCCCTTGTCGACCCTTTGCGTCAACGCGGCCTGACGGTGACGGTCACTTCGGCCCGTCAGATGGCGGCGGCGTTCGGCAACTTTTACGACACCGTCATGGACGGCGGGATGCGCCACCTTGACCAACCGTTACTGAATCTTGCTTTGGCGGCTGCGCGGAAACGCAAAATCGGTGACAGCGGGTTCGGGTGGTCCCGTAAAGATTCAGAGTCTGATATCACGCCGGTCACGGCAGCCACGCTGGCCCTGTGGGGATTGACCTCTGGCGAGATAGCTGAGAAGCCGAAAGTTAGGTCAGGTAAAGCGTGCTTTGTGTAGAGGAGGTGTGCAGTGTTAGACGATGATGGCGTCCGCGGGATTGTGGACGATATGTGGCGGCTTCACCTGTCCGAGCGCACCTATCTGGACCGCATTTACGGGTTCACGGCCGGCCAGCTCGGCGCACCCCACATCCCTGAGGGTGCCGAAGTTGAAATCAAAGACCTAGCACGGCTGTCCATCAAAAACGTGCTGGGTTTGGTGCGCGATAGCTTCACCCAAAACTTGTGTGTGACCGGCTACAAGTCGGCGTTGGCGAAAGAGAACGCCCCGGCCTGGGATATGTGGCAGCGCAACCGCATGGATGCCCGCCAAGCCGAAGTGCACCGGCCCGCCGTCACCTACGGCGCCGCCTACGTTGTTGTCGGACAAAACGAATACGGGTCGGTGTGGAAAACCCGTTCCCCACGCCAACTCCTAGCGGTCTATGAAGATCCGCAAGTCGATGTGTGGCCGCAATACGCGTTTGAGCAGTGGGTTGACTCCACCGACGCCCACCCGCGGTGGAAAGCCATCCTGTACGACGACCAATACATTTACCCGCTCGATTTGGGTGAAATCCCTGCCCTGGGAACGTCGCAGTACGAGACCGCCCTGGCGGCGTCTCAGTATCAAACATTGATGGCTCGGTCGTTAAACATTACTGATATTGGTGACCCGATTCGGCATGGCTCGTCGTACTGCCCGGTCGTCCGGTTCATTAACGCCCGCGATGCCGACGATCTGATTGTCGGCGAAATCGAACCGCTGATCCGGTTGCAGCAGACATTGAACAGCGTCAACTTTGACAGGCTGATTGCGTCACGGTTCGGGGCTCACCCACAAAAAGTGATTACCGGCTGGTCCGGGACGGCCGCCGAAGTGTTACAGGCATCAGCGCGGCGCGTGTGGGCGTTTGAAGATTCGGACGTCAAAGTTGATTCGTTCCAACCGGCCAGTTTGGAGCAGTACAACTCGGTGCTCGAGGAAATCACGCACCACATTGCGATGGTCGCACAGGTGTCGCCGGGTTCGGTGGCCGGCCGCATGGTCAACCTGTCCGCCGAAGCGTTAGCGGCCAGCGAAGCCAATCAACAACGCAAACTGATGGCGAAACGTGATTCGTTCGGCGAATCCTGGGAACAGGTGTTCCGGTGTGCCGCCGAAATTGAAGGCGACACCGCCACCGCCCAAGACACGTCGTCGGAAGTGCAGTGGCGAGATACCGAAGCCCGCGCATTCGGGGCCATCGTTGATGGTGTCACCAAGTTGCAGGCCGCCGGGGTTCCCATTGAAGAAATGATTGATTTGATTCCCGGTGTGAATCAGCAGAAAGCGCAGTCCATCAAGGATGCGATTCGCCGCGGCCAAACCAACCAGCTTGTCGCCGCCTTGCAGGCCACACCGCTGGCGCAGATGCCGGCGGCGGCACCGAAGCCGTCACCGGCGAACATGCCGATGAGTAACGGTGCCGTCACCCGCTGAAGTCCATAACTTTCAGCAGCTTTTGACTGGTTTATCCGGTGCTGCTGTTGTTGCAGTAACCGCGTTGTGGAACAAACTGCAAAACGCCGACCCGCAAACCCGGTGGCAAGTTCTGCATGACACGTACCCGGAAACTGTGGACCCGTTCATGGCTGCCGCCGCCGTTTTGTCCGCGGAATGGTACGCAAGCATCAATAAGGCGTCTGATTTCGCTGTTGAGACTGCCGCGCCGATATCGCAGGACGTTTTGCACGCGAACGTCGGCTGGGCACTGTCGCAGGCCGATCCGATAGCCAATTTGGCTGGCAGTGTTGAACGGCAAGTGTTCAACTCGTCAAGAGACACGGTGTTGTCGAATGTTCGGCGCCAGGGCGTCCGCTATGCAAGGTATGCGTCGCCCAACGCGTGCAGTTTCTGTCAAATACTTGCCACCAGAACCACAACAGACCTCTATCGAACTGAGTTTTCATCCGTTCGGGTTGTCGGCCGTGCTGGCCGGCCGCGGGGAAAACGCAAGCTAGGCGAAGAGTTTCACGACAACTGTCACTGCCTCCCAGTTCCAGTGTTCGACGGCGAACCGTACACACCGCCAAATTATGTGCAGCAGTGGGACACCCAATATGGAGAAGCCCGAGACGCTGTTGGTGGAAACACTAACGACATCATCAATCACATGCGGCGCGCCCAGTACCCGGACAAAAAAGACGCGTTAAACGCCGACCGGCGGAAGCGTTACGCCGAAAACAAGGCGGCCGAACAGTTCGGCAAGCAAGCAACCACATGACAAGGAACCAGTGATGGATCAGGACTTCATCCGGGCGTTACGGACAGCGTTCTCATCCGAGTATTCGTTCCTTGTGAAAGCCCAAGACGCCCATTGGAACGTCCAGGGCGACGAGTTCTACCAAGACCATTTGCTGTTTGAGGTCATCTATCAAGAGGTTGAGGAATCCATCGACCCGTTCGCCGAGCAGCTCCGCCAGTGCCAAATCTTTGTGCCGTCCGGGCTAACCAAGATGCGGGAACTGTCCATCCTCGAGGACTTTCCGGCCGACGACCTGACGTCCGACGAATACAAACAAATCTTGCTGGCCGATTCCGATGCGATGGCGGACCTGTTCTCGTCGGCGTTTGATGTGGCCGAACAAAACAAAGAACACGGCCTGTCCAACTTTTTGGCAGACCGTCAGGCCGCGCACCGCAAGCATTCATGGATGCTGCGCGCCTCCCTTGTCGTTGAGCCCGGGGACACGGCTTAACCACACAGTCTTTACGCCCACACCCAGCGGTAATGGGTGTCGCCCGACGGGGCGGTAAATCACGGATGCCCGACGGGGCGCTAATCACGGAAAGAAGGAAAAAATGAGTGAAACACCTTGGGTTCCCGGCTCCACCACCGACGAAGCACCAGCAGCATCTGATGCTCCGACGGACTTCAAGCCGATCACCAGCCAGGAAGAGTTCGAACAGCGAATCAAAGGCCGGCTGAATAAGCAGGCATCCAAGTTCAGCGATTACGAAGAAGTGAAAGCGGTCGCGCAGGACGCGCAGCAGCGCATCACTCAACTTCAGCAGGAATTGGAAGCCGAACGGTTCACCACGGTTCGCAACACGGTCGCATCCACTAAAGGTGTTCCCGCGCACCGCATCAGCGGTAACACGCAGGAAGAACTCGAAGCGTCAGCCGAAGCGTATTTGGCTGAGATTGCTGATTTGACCAAAGCCCGCCAGCCCCGCAAAACGGGTTTGGCGTCGGGTGCCACCGGCACAGATAACCGGTTGGACCCGAAAGAGAAGGCGGCGGCGATGATTCAGCAGATGTTCCGCTCAGGCGGATAACCGCACCCCTACATGAGCCACCAACTGTGTTGGTGGTTTTTTCATGCCTCGAATCTCTTGAAAGGAGATTGATATGGCCGATATCAGCCGGTCAGAAGTATCCACAATCATTCAGGAAGCGTATTCGCAGACCCTGTTGCAGGCCGCCGTCGCGGGCTCATCGGTTCTGTCGGCGTTCCCCACTGTCAACCTCGGCACCAAGCTGACTCACCTTCCGGTGCTGTCGACTCTGCCGGAGGCGTCGTGGGTCACCGAATCGTCTGACTCCACGGGTGTCAAGCCCACCACCGACATGGCTTGGCAGGATCTGACCATGGTCGTCGAGGAGCTGGCGACCATCGTGCCCATCCATGAGGATGTGCTAGCAGACGCGACCGCCCCGATCCTCGAGGAAGTCACCCGGCGTGCCGGTGAGGCCATCGGCAAGAAGCTGGACCAGGCCATCATCTTCGGTGTCGGCAAGCCCGCATCGTGGACCTCCAATGCCCTGTATCCGGCGGCGTCGGCTGCCTCGCAGACCGTCACCTACACCACCGGTACCGCCAACACTGCGGACCTCGTCGGTGGTGTCACTCAGGCGGCCCGCCAGATCGCCGCGGCCGGCTTCATCCCCGACACGATGCTGGCACCGTTGACGTTCCGTTACGACGTCATCAACGTTCGTGACTCCACCGGT